TCGAGCGCTTCGATCGCGTGGAACTTCGGCGCGCGGAACAGCACCGGCCGATCTGCCGGACCGAACTCGCGCTGCACTTCGTCCGTCGTCACGCGCACGCGACCTGCCAGCACGATCATCAGGTGGTCGCCCGCGTGGTTGTGGCGCGGCAAACCTTCGCCGGGAGCGAACTCGTAGCGCGCGAAATCGCAGCCGAGCGCGTTGAAGCTGCGCTCGGTCACAGCTCGGTCACTCCGCCCGAGGGCCCTGACACAGGCTGCGGCGGTGCCGCAGCTTCCCAGGCGGCTACGAACGGCGTTAGCGCGCCGCCGGCATCGAGCCAGATGCGCTCGCCCAGCTTGACTTCGATCATGCCGTGCGTGCCGTACCATTGGATCGCGTGCCAGTTGGCATCGCATTCCGGCATCGCCACGACGCGCGCATCGCCATCCACGATCACTGTTGCGTCTTCGATAATCACGGTCAGGCGCATGATCGCTTTACTCCTTGATGATGTAGTTGAGCACGACGGTCGGCTGCGTGTTTTGGTGCGCGTTGCCGCTACCCGCGCTTCCGGTATTGCCAGTCCCGCCACCGCAACCCGACCCGCCGCCAGGGCTGCCGCCCGGCGCATACGGAACGGTATGCTGGTGAGACGCCAATTGAGCGGTGGTGAGCGTATGGGTTTCCGTGCCGCCCGCGTCGCCAAGGTTGACGCCCGAGATACCGGAGCCAGCCGTGGTAAGCCGGTTCGCCGCCGTGCCGCCCATATTGTCGCAACCAGCAGCCACTCGGCCCCGCATGTCGGGCAAGTTGAACGTGGTCGAGCCGTCGCCGTGGCCATGCGGTGCGAAGCGTGCCGTCTGCACGCCCGATTGCGCGCCGCTCGTATTGATCGCGGCGCCGCCGCGCGTCGCCGCGAGCTGGAACGTGTTGGTCGTTTGATTGACGATGAAATAGTTGGTGTTGGCGACAAGCCCCGTCGGCAGCGCACCCGTCGTCGCAAAGCGCAGAATGTCGCCGTTCGAGCGCCCGTGGGCGTTCCAAGTGACGACGCCCGGAGAGGCGATCGAAACTGTGACCGTAGATGCGGTGGAGAGAGCCGCGAACAGCGCCGCGAACGTCGTGCGGCTTACGGCCTGACCGTTTGCAAAAGACCAGCCCGACGGCGCCACGATAGCTGCGGTAGGAACCAGCGTTCCGACAGGAACCCCGGCCGGGGCTTGATAACTTGGGTCGGCGCCAGGCCCGCCCGACGTGAGCACCTGGCCCGCCGTGCCGCTGCGCGCAAGCTTGTCGAGCCCGACGGCGTTTGCGGCCAGTTTGCCGCCGCTCACCGCACCCGCCGCGATCTTGTCGCCGGTCACGTCGCCGGGGCCGAGCGCCAGCGTCCCCGCCGACACGGCGATAACGGCCCCGTTCGAATCGAAGCCCATCATCTTGCCGGCACGGACGGCTGCTGCCGGCAGTTCGCCGATTGCGGTTGTGTCGCCCACCGGTTGGAGCAACGCGCGCGCAAACAGGCGCCGGAACTGCTGGAAGATCGCGAACACCCGGTCGAGCGACGTGTTCAGAACCTTGATGTTGAAAACCGGCGACGGATACGGAAAATCGTCTGTGCGCGACAAGGCCACGTCGCGTTCGATGACGATGGTGCAGTTCGACTGTGCGACCGAAAACGTCACGCTACCCGAAGAATAGCCGCCGTCTACCGCGCCGCCCGTGCCCGCCACGGTGATGCCGCTCGAGACCGCAGCGCCGTCCTTGTAGACCTTGATGTCGGCCGTCGCGAAGAACGGAAACGAGAACGCGAAGGTCGAAACCGGCGTGGCGCCGACGACATGCACAACGCGCGCGTTGGAGGAATCCTCGGGGACTTGGATATGCGGCATGGCCTGGGCTCGGCGCTCGGGGTTGCGAGCATCGAAAATGCGGCCAAGCCGCGCGCCGCTCAACGCACGGCGGGACCGCTACCGGAATGCGCCGGGAAAAGCCTCGCGATCTTCGCGGTAGGTCTGCCCGTAATCCTTGAACCGGCGCTGCTCCTGGCGCGCAAGGAACCCCGGCGACACGCTCTCGCGCAGGGAATTGAGGAACAGATAATCGAGCCCAGGCCGCACGTAGAACAGATTGAGGAACGGCGTGTTCTGCAGCGCGATATTGAGCGCCTCGCCCGCCTTGGCGTCGCCGTCGCGCGCGCGCGTGGCGAGATTGGCGACCGAGCCGAGTGCGCCGAACGACGGACCCGCCAGCGTTTCGATGAACCCGTTGCCGAAGCGGTTGGCCTCGCCGAACAGAAAATCGCCGTAGATGCCGAGGCCGCCCGACTGCTTGAGCGCCGCGAGGATCGTCTTGTAGCTGGTCGGGTCGCGCGGCTGGTCGAGACCGTTCAGATAGTCCTTGGCCGTCATCGAGGCATAGCCCGCCACGAACAGGCCCGCCATCAGGTGCCCGATATGGCCCGCGTTGTTGGCGAGCCGCGCGCCCGCCGTGTCGCCCTCGCCGCCCAAAACCGCGCGCCCGAGCACGCGCTGGGTGAAGGCCACGGGATAGCCCTTGAACTGCATCACGAAGCGCATCGCCTCGCCCACCGCCGTGCCCGGCCGCGTGCCCTGCAGCGTCACGCGCCGCGTCGCGTCGTCGGCTTCGAGAACGCCGAACCCGACTTCGTCGGCGAAGTAGGCGCCGATTTTCAGTTCGAGCGCGTCGCGCGCGGCGGCGATCTTGCGCGGGGTCGCCTTGCCCTCGACGAGCCCTGCCAGCGCCGCGTCGGGCAGATCGCGGATGCGGTCCGGCGTCACGTAGGTGTTGCCGTTCAACGCGCGGAACTGCGCTTGGCCCACCGCCGCCCATTCCTTGGCGCCGATGCCGTGGACTTCGAGGCGGCTGCGGAAATTCCGCTCGAGACCGTCGAACGCCGTCCCGACCTTCGATCCCATATGCGCCGAAAGCACGCGCGCATGGCTCGCTTTCATGGCGTCCGTCCACCATGTCAGGCCGTTCCACTTGAAGAACGTCGTCATGGCGCGGTGCATCCTGCCGGTCGTGGCGTCGCCCGCCGCGTAGGGGCTCACGATATGGGCGATCAGCCCATCGAAGCCCTCGCCCAACAAAAACGAAAGCTCGCGCCGCTCGCCCGCCCCGCGCCCTTTGAGAAATTCGCCGAACTGCGAGGCGTAGGCCTGGCCCAACGGAATGCCGTTGAATATCAGATTGGCCGTCGCCGTCACCAGGTCTGCCGCCGAACTGATCACCGCCCCGCCGAGCTTGGCCATGGATTCCACGGCGCGGATGCCGGCCGAGACGCGCGCGCCCGTGGTCGAGACGGCGGCGAATGTGAGCCCCGTCGCTTCGTCCATCGAAGCTTTGAGCATGCCCGCGTCGAGCTTCAATTCGTCGATCTGCTTGGCGCGCGTCGCCGCGTCGAGCGATTTTTCGTCGCGCAGGCGGCGCGTCAGCGTATCGACGATCTGCCCCAGCATGTTCTGCGGATTGGGGCCGTAGGTCTCCATGAGGGCGGCGGTACGCGCGGCCCCCATCTGGTGGCGGATCATGCCGTCGAACACGTGCCCCTCGCCGAATTCGGCGCTGTAGGCAAGCCACGCGTCGGCATCCTTGAAATGCAGCACGCGATGGCGGGCAAGCGACTTCGCGAGATTGGCGGGGCCGGTCGACTCGCCGCGTTCGGCGGCCGTCGTCGCGCGATCGCGCCCCGTGACGATGGTTGTCCACATTTCCGCGAGGATCTTCGGCACCTCGTCGGGACTTGCGTCGGGGAAGGAGCGCTTGATGTCGAGCAGCGGCAAGGTGGCCCGCACCCACGGGTCTTGGTCCGCCTTGCGCAGCTTGGCCGCGTCGTGAACTTGCGCCCCCGCCCAGCCGTCGAGCTTGCCGATATTGGCCCCGCGCAGATTGAGCGCCTGGCGCGAGTCTTCCGCCGCATCCGCCAGCACCTTGGCCACGAACTGCGCATCGGTGTTGCGCGTCGATCCCGGCTTGCCGCCTTCGCGCAGCTCGACCATTTCGCGCGTAACGTCGTCGAGGAACGGACGGTCGCGCAGCAGCCACTGGACATGGGGCCGCTCGGCCGCGATCTTGGCTATCGGCTCGCCCACGAAACGGCCCTCGAAGGCGAGGCGCAGCGCCTGCACCGAATGCCGGCCGCCTTCGATGGTGCGTACCGTCCCTTCGTTGAGCGACACGAGCGCGTCGCGGGGGCTCAATCCGCCCGCCATCAGCTTTTCGACCTGGGTTGCCGTCTGCTCGCGCTTGAGGATCGTCAGCGCCGCGTGCTTGGCGGCGAGTGCTTTTTCGATGGCGGCTTCGTCGGCGGCTTCGCGGGCCGCTTGCGCCAGCCGCGCGTCGAGCCCGTCGATGGCGCCATCGGCTTCGAGCGCTTCGAGCTTGCGCTGGGTGCGCTCGAGCAGATCGAACGCTTCGCCCTCGGTGAGCTTGTCGCCGGACGCCGCGCGCACCGCCGCAATGCAGCCTTTGGAAATCGCCATGCTCTATCTCCGGAAACAGGAGGCCGCAGCTGCGGCCCCGTCGTCGAATGCAGCCGCGTCGGCTAGGGCCTGGCGCGCGGCTTTGAGTGCGGCCGCATCTTCGGCCGTCAAGCGCCCGGCCGCGACCAGTGCTTCCGCGTCGTCGAGCAGGCCGGTCGTGTCGTCGATGGTCGCGGTGCGCTCGGGGCTGGCGCTGCGCCCCGGCTTGCCCGCGCCGGGCGCTTGCGGTTCGGCGGCGGCGAAGGTCTTCTCGAACATCGCCACGGCCGCTTCGATGCGCTTGGCGGGCGATTTGAGATTGGTGATGCGCGACCATTCGGGCGACGCGAGCGCATCGGTCAAAACCGCATTCCGGTCGAATTGCAGGCCGAGCTTTTCCGCCGCTGCCCGCACGGCGGCGACGCGCGCATCCGACGCGGCGGCGAGGCGCGTTTGGTCGGCGGCACCCTCGGTTGCGCCGAAAGCTTCGAACTTGCGCGCCTCGGCGATCGCCGTGCGCGCAAGTTCGGTTTTCGCTTCCGGGCCGGCCGCCTGCCATGCCGCGACATCCGCGGCGCGCGTCGGCGCTGCCTCCGCCGGCGTCGCGGGCGAGGGCCGCGCGACTCGCTCGGGCTCGGGCAGGGCGGCAGGCTCGGGGGCGGCTTTCGCGAAATTGACCGCGCGCCCCTGCGGTGGCATATTGGTGTCGCGGCTGTCCGCAGCGCGACCGAAAGCGCTCGGGCCAGTATCCCCGGCAGGCCTCGAAAGTCGGCCGGGGGACCCGCCCTCCCCCAATTTCGGCGAAAGCGGATAATCGGCCTTGTTGTCCGGCACGAAGATGCTGACGACGCGCCGCCGCGAATCTTCCTTGAATGGCCGGTCCGTGTAGACGACATGCTCGCCGTCGGCGCGCGCAACAACCCACTGGCGACTGTCGGGGCTTTTGCCCGCCCCGGCCTCGACCTCTCGAATGATCTGCGGGAAGGCGACAACGTCTTCGCGCTGGACTTGCTTGGTCGGCGGCTTGTCCGAATTCTCGCCGTGTTTCCAGATGAACTTGGCAAGGCCGAATCCTTCGCCCTTCACCTCGACATCGCCAACCCCCTTCCAGCCGCCGCGCGCGATCGCCGTGGCGTCGATCTGTTCGGGCGTGATCGAAACCAGCGGATCGTCCTTGAGGCCCATCGGTTCGCTGCGCACCGCGTCGTAGGCCTGGCGCACGCCCGCCATCTCGCTCGCCACGCGCGGATCTATATCGACCGGTCGACCGGCGGCCACGTCCTGGGCGGCGCGGTCGAGCGTGTAGAGGGCGGCATTCTGGCGCTGCACGTCGGGCACGGGGTCCGCACTTGTGTCGCGCGGGGCGACGGCAAGGTCCGCGTCTGCCGCGTCGGCAGCCTTGCGCCCCTTTGCTTCGACGCGGGTGGCCGTGAATTTCGACCACACGCCCGAGGCCCCGCCGATGGCCGCACCCGCGAACGCGCCGAAGGCGATGTCCATGGTGATGTCGGCGAACCCAACATCGTCGCCGAACTGGTTGCGGCTCGGCACGAGGAAGGGTTGCGCTACCGCGGTGCCGAGCGCGCCTTCGCCCGCACCGACCAGAGCCCGCCCGGCGACGGCGCCGTATTTGGCAATGCGCGCCGCACGGAAGGCAGGCCCGAAAAACGGAATGAAATTGACCGGATCGGGGACCGATCCCGCGATGCCCGCGACGAAGCCCAGCGTGCCGTCGAGCGCGCCAGCGTCGCGCTGGTCGATCAGCCAACGACGGTAGGCGTTTTCGTCGTGGATGTCGGCCACGGCCTTGGCGCGCGCTGGCGTGAATTTTTCGTCGAAAGGGATCGAGGGGCGGAAATGGGGCGAGGCGCGCCATTCCTCGGCGGTGAGCGGGGATTCGTTCGGCGCTTCCGCCGTCAGCCGATCGCGCTGAGCCAGCGCCTGGCCCGGCAGCGTGGCCCAGAAGCCCTCGCGCACCTGCGCGCCGAGATATTCGGGAAGCGGCGTGCGGAAGGCTTTCAGGCCCGCCGCAACGTCGGCCTCGTCGGCGCCGCGTCCCCATTCGGGATAGGGGGTGAAGCTCATTCGGTGGCCCCGGCGTTCTTGCGCGCTTCGCGGCGCTGGCGAACCGAAGACGGCTGCGCATCGGCGGCTTGCGCGCGGGCGCGCTCGGCCATCGCTTCGCGCGCGCCAGGAACCGGAACAACGGCCGCCCGCTCGGCAGCCATGTCCGCCCGCCCGCGCGCCAGCAGATCGTCGAGCGACACGCGGAACTCGCGGCCGTCGGGGCCGCGCATCGGCGCGCCCGAGCCGGGGGGGGTAAGCGTGTAGCCGTCGCCGAGATTGATCCAAGTCGCGTCGCGCGTGACGCGCTCGAACTCACGACGCCCCAGCGGATCGGCGATGGATTCGGCGGCGGCCGATACCGCCTCGCTGCGCACGGCGCGCAAGCCCGCTTCGAGCGCGTTGCGGTCGGTCGCAGCCGGGTAGGTCACGGCCGCAAAACCGCGCTCGGCGATGCCGCGCCGGTCGCCGAACAGGTCGGAAAGCGCGCCGTCCGCCGTGCGCGTGTTGCCGCCGGTTGCGGCGCGCACGCGGGCGATCTTCGTGGCAGCCTCAATCTCGTCTTTGATGCGCTTGGCGAAACGCGCGTCGCCGGTCGCAAGGTAGGCCGCGTCCAGCACGGCTCCCGGCCCGCTGCGATACTCGGCATCGACCGACTGCTTGACCGTCTTGTCCACCGTGGCCGCGATAGGGATGTCTTTGTCGGGGATCGAGAGTTCGCCCCATACGCGGCGCGCCCGGTTGCGGTCGCCGGTTTCCCAAATATCGAGGGCGACGCGCATCCCGCCCATGCGGTCTTCGAAGCCGTTGCGCGCCAGCGCGCCAAGCACGATGTTGGCCGCCGCGTCGTCTTTGAGATCGACGGTGACGCGCGCCAAGAAATCGAGCTGTTCGGCGGGGGACGCCCGCGTGGAGGCCAGCCCGGCGATCTGCGCCAGTTCCGGCATCGTAAAGGGGGCAACCGGTCTTTCTTCCAACTGCGCGATCGTGTTTGCCTGTTGCATGCGCCGCGCGACCGCCGCCGCCAGCTTGTCGGGATCTCGAAATTCGAGTGGCGGCAGATCGCCGATCAGATCGCGGTGCGCGCGGGACCCCCAAGTCAGCGCGTCCTCGGCGAGCGCACGGGATTTGGTCGCGCGGATATCGACAAGCTGGCGGTAGGCGTCGGCTTCGACCGCCGAAGCCGTGCCGGCGCGCATGCGGCTTTCCAGTTCGTCGATGCGGCCCGTCATCTGGCTTACCGGCAACAGGGCTGTGGCACGGATTTCGCGCGCCGTTTCGATGATCCGCGTGGTTTTTGCCGCCTCTTCGATGTCGCCTGCCGCCAGCAAACGCGAACGATGCGCGTCGAGCGTCGTGAGCGGCACTGCAACGCCGAGTTTGAGCCGTTCGAAATCCACCTGCGCGACCGCACGCGCTTCGCGCACTTCGCCCTCGCGCAGCGCTTCGAGCCCGCGCACCCGCTGCATGGCCTCGGCTTCCAGCGCGTTTTTGTCGGTCAATTTCAGCGAGGAGTCTGGATTGCCAGAAATGCCTTCGGTCACGACCTTATAGGCTGCCGCGACGCCCGCTGCCCCGCGCCCGGCCGCGCGATAGGCGCTTTCGGCTACGGCCGCCACGCCCAAGCCTTCCGCTTGGTCCGCAAACTGGCGCCGGAACAAATCGGCCTTCTCGGGCGTCAGAAACTGGTTGTCCACGCCCCGCAGGAGAATGTCGTTGAGGCGGGCGAAGCGCGCCAAGAACTCCGGGTCGTTGTGCTTGCCCGCCTGCGCCAGCGACAAATAATCCCCGCCGGCCGTTTCGAGTTCCGCATTGAACGACTTGGCGGCCATCGCCTTGGCGTTTTCCGCCTGCGCCACCGCGATGCCGTTGCGGTGTGTGGTGCCGAGTTCTGCCAGCGTGCGGCGCGCGTCTTCGCGGAAGGCTGGCGGCACTTGCGCCAGCGTGCCCTCGGTGCGCCCCTGCCAAGCCGCGTCGAACGCCGCAGGGTCGAGCGGGTTGGCGACGTGCAGATCGGTCGCCGCACGCTTGGCGTCGGTGCCGATCTCCGCCAGATAGCGCTGGCGCTGCTGGCCCTGGAAGATCGACCGGGCGCGCGGGTCGCTGAACGGATTGTCGGCAATGGCGATATTGCCCTCGGCGTCCCGCGTCACCGAACTGTCGGCTTGCTGGGCGGCTTGCTCGCGCTGGCGCACGCCATCGGCTTCGGCGACGCCATCGGCAAGGCGCCCGATGCCGGACGCCAGCGACGCCAGCCCCGCCCCCGCACCGGCCACGTTCACGGGGATAATGCCGATCGATTCGAGCGCCACCCGGCGACGGCCTTCCGGCAGTGTCGAGCGCGTCATTCTTCGCCTCCCTTTTTGCCGCCGCCGATTTTCGATCCCGCCTCGGCGGCCCTGCCGAGCCCGGCGAAAGCGCCGCCGATGCCGCCCGCCATGGCGCTGCTGCCTTGCGCATTGGCCTGGTCGATGCCGAGCCCGAACCGGCGCTGCCGGTTGAGCGCGTTCAACTGGATGGCGTCGATGTCGTCGGACGCATCGGCGCGCGTCTGATCCTGGATATTCGTGAAGGTCTCGGAATAGAGGTCGAGCCCGCGCCCGGCGCGGATCGCCCGTTGCGTCGCCAGCACGCTCGACAGTTCGCGGCGGCGCTGCGCTTCGTCCACCACGGCCTGGGTCGCGGCGTTCTTGCGCTCTTCCTCCAATTGGGCGGCCTGCATCGACGCGGCTTGGCTTCCGGCCATGCCCGACGACACGGACGAAACCGCCCCAACCACGCCGCTGATCGCACCGACCGCCTGCGCAATCTGCGCAAAACTTGCTGCCGCCACCATTTCGCCCATGTCTCGCTCCCGTCAGCCTGTCGAAACCAGAACGTCGCGCGTGACGCTCAAGATCGTTGCCTTCGCACCCTCCGGCACCACGATGTCGCGAACGCCTTCGCGGTCGTAGCCGAGCAGCCGCACCTCGACGGTGCCCGTCTTGGTGGGCGCAGGGTTCACGTAATCGTCGCCCTGGAAATCGAGCAAGATGTCCTGGTCCGACACGCGGAAGCCCGCTGCGCGATCGACGACGATCAGCATGCGCGCCACGCCCTGGACCAGCCCGCGCCCGGAGCCGTCCGGCAGGTCGATATGGGCCGGCATCGGACGGATGCGCTGTTCGAACGGCAAACCCACTTCGATCTCCGTCACGTCGGGCGCCAGATCGCCGAGAGTGACCGAGCCGCCGCCGCCGACCGTGACGCGACCGAGCGAATGCCCCTTCGAAACGACCGACACTTCGAGCCCTTCGAGATGCGGAGCGACGGCGGCGAACGTCTTGGTCGCGGTTCCGCTCGTGGCTTTGCGCTGGCAATCGAGGGCGGAAGCCGCGTCGTCGAAACGCTCGAGACAGTATTGGGTGCCGCCGAAGATAGTGCGCTCGACCACGACGTAGACCGTGTCGACCACGGTGCAGATCGCCTTGAACTCTCCCGCCGTCGCCCAGTCGAACCAGGCGGCGATGGATTCGCGGCGCAGCGAATGGAACACCGACAGGCGGCCGTCGCCGTTGACCGCAAGCGCCAGCTGCTCGGGCCGTCCGGGCGCGCCGTACAGCACGGCAAGCGCCGTGGGGCTGGCGATCAGGTGCGAAGCGATCTGCGAAACCGGCGTCGATTTGAACTTCTGGTCGGAATCGCTGTAGATCGCCTCGCGCACGATGGCACCGGAAGACTGCACGAAGAGATTGCCTTCGTCGAACTCGACGGGCCGCACGCCGGCCGCCACGCCGAACGGGGCCTGTTTTTTCATCTCGAAATTCTTGGGCGTGAAGGGGGCGGCCGTCGTCGCGAAATAGGCGAAGGTCGCGGCGTCCGACCAGACCAGCAGCGCGTCGGTCGAAAGAATCTGGCGCAGCTCGGCGACCTTTTCGTCTTTGACCGAGTCCCAAATTGCCTCGTTGTCGAGCGACGTGCCGAGGTCGAAATTGAAATAGGCGCCGATTTTCGAGACGTAGATTCCGGAGGGGCGTGACTTGGCGCCAGCCAGCACGAGCCGGTCGAGGTGGAACGTGCCCGAACTGAAATAGCCGCGCGCGGCACTCGCCACCGCCTCGTCCCAATCCGTCGTCGCCGTGGTCGTGATCGTTTCGCGGCACGTGCCGGTCACGACGGTTGCCGACGTGAAGCCGGTGACGAGAATTTCTTTCTTGTCCTTGCGGATGATCGCGCCGACATGGCCTGCCGAGAACACCGAAGCCGACGCGGTGAAGGTGATGTTGGCCCCGGTCGTGCCGCTCGCCGTCAACGTCACGGCGGGCTCGGCAAACTTATAGTAGGGCTGGAACATCTTCGTGGCGCCCGCATTCTCCTCGAACGCGAAATTGCTGCGCGTGAAGCTCGAAGCACCCGTGCGCTTGATGACCTGGGTGCGCATGTCCGGGTGAAACACGATCATCGTGTCGTCGGACTGGGTGATCGCGAGCGTGGGCACCATCGCGGCCGTCCAGGGGCAGCTCGTAAGCGTCGCGGCCGGGGAGGCGCCCGCCGCCGCCGGATGCGCGAAGATGTCGAGCCGCGCGTCCGTGAAAATCGCGACATAGGCTTGCGTCGTCGAGAACACGAATTCGGCCGCTTTGAAGACCGTGCCGCTCGCCGAAAGGTTCTGGATATGCAGCAAGCCGGGGCGCGTGCGGGTGCCGCCCTCGACCAGCGGCGCCCGGTTCGTGAGCTTGGCGGCCCCGTTGCGGTAGATTTTGGTGTCGCCGCGCGCGGCCATCAGCGGCGACAATTCTCCGGCGACAAACGAGGTCGTTGCTTCGCGGAAACGCGGCATCAGCCCCGCCCCCGTCGCAACCGGCCCGGCGGCATCCGGCGCGTCGTGTGCGCCTGCGCATCGGCGCGCTTGGCATCGCGAAATTCGACCTTGGCCAAATTCTCCAGGCTTTCGGCGAAGTCGCGGTTGCGCGCAACCGACATGGCGAAGGACGCCGCCAGTTTGAGGAAAAGATATTCCTCGAAATAGGGCGGCCACAGGCTTTCGGCCGCGCGGTAGGTGAATTCGACGACGATGGCTTCGGCTTGGTCCGTCTCGAGCGCGCCTTCCGCCAGGCCGTAGACGATCGGCGTTTTGCCGTCCGACGCGAACGCCGCGCGCACGGTGAGGCATTCGCCCGGCAGATCGTAGGCGTAAGCCCAGCGCGCTTCGGGTGTTTCACCGTTGGGCACAAGCTCGGCGCGCGTGGTCGCAAAATTCCAGCGATGCTTGGAGATTGCCGCCCTGACCGCCAGTTCGTATTCGTTGCCGGCCGCCGTCGATTCCGCCGTGCCGTCGTCGAAAGACGAGATTGGATTGGCACCGACGCGCACTAGGGCGCGCGAACACAAAGCGAAGGGCGTGACGCTGGCCATGGAAGGGGCTCCAAGATCGGGAAGCCCGAACGTGCGGCAGATCCGGCAACCCCTCAACGCACGGCGGCGGCACAAAAAAAGACGGGCAGGGTTTCCCCTGCCCGTCGTACTTGCCAGACGAAGAACGAAAGCGCTTAGGACGACGGCATGATTTCGATGATGCCCGCGACCGCTCCGGCGGTCGCGAAAGACGCCGGAAGGACCTCGATGCGGTCGCCAACGGCCAGCACGTTCGCGCCGGTGATTGCCGTGCCGTTAACGCGCGTGCCCTTGGCAGCGCCGTTCGCCACTGTAGCAACGCCACCGGTAACCGCCACGGTATTGATGCGCGGCGTGAGCGTGCCGCCCGTGGTGACTGCGGCCTGTACCGCGGCGCGGTGGCCAACGATGGTGCCAGCGACCGGGCTCACCAGTTCGACCGACGCGGGCGCCAGCAAGTCCGTTTGCCCGATCGTGTAGGGAATGAAGATGCGGCCGGTCGCATCCGACGTGACCGCAACGACGCTACCCGAGTTGGAGGCGACGACGTAGCTGTTGGTGAATACCGGCGTTCCGACGCCGGCAACCTTGATCATGTCGCCGACCTTCAAGCGGCTGGCGGCACCGTTGAAGTAACCCGCCGCTTCGACGACGGCGCGCGAATCGTCGGTCGAGTAGGCGTAGAGGTCGCGCGTGTTGCCGGGCGGGGTGCCGATCGCACCGCCGACAGCGATCATGATGAGACCTGAATTCAAGAAGGGCATTGGAAACCTCGTTCAGAAATGGGGCGAGAAAGGGGGCCTGCGGAAAAGGGCGGCCCGAAAGCCGCCCCCTATCCGGATCACGTGTAGGGCGTGTCGTCGTCCACGCGGATGCGCACCACGCCGGCCTGGTCGATCAGGCCTGCGCCTTGGCTCATCATGTTGTTGACGAACCAAGCCGCCTTCGTGCCCTGCCAAGTCATGTCCGTCTGGATCTCCGCGCCGATCGCGTGGCCGACGCAGCTCTTGTGGTAGACGAACAGATCGCGGTCATCGGGTGCGGTGAGCGGCAGGCCCGTGTACACGATCCAGTTGATGCCGAGCCAGCGGCGATACATCCATCCCTCTTTCCAGGGCTGGCCGTCCATGCCGACCCACTCGGAACGGCTGAACTCGTCGATTCGCATCAACTCGCCCCAGGCGTGGGCGGAAACGACGCCGAAGACCTGGCCGTCGTCGAACGGCACGTCCTGCACGTTCAGCGATTCCACCGTGTCGAGCACGAGCTTGCGCGTGAGGCCGGTCGAATAGTCGCCGATGTTGCGGGCTGCCGTCGCCGTCTGCAGCGCGTCGATGATGAACTGGTCGGTGGCGCGACCCAGCGCATTGGCGCCGGATTCGATCACAGCGGCGCGCTCGTCGTGCTGGATTTTCAGCGTGTCGAGCTTGTCGATGTATTCGGCCGCGTAGCGATCCTGCAGCGTGACCTCGATGTTGGTATGGTCGAGGTTCATCACCGGAACTTCGCCGTGGCGCGTCTTGCCGGTCGCGATGCCGCGTCCGATGCGCTGGAACGTGGTCGAAGCGCCGACGATGTTGTTCTGCGTGCGCACCGTGTTGCGCAGCTTCGAGCCCTTGCGCTGGAAGGCAAGATGCACGTCGGTTTCGTACTGCTTGACGAATGCGATATCGACAGACGTTGACATGGGGCACCTGTTCACAAAAACGGGGTTGCGTTCCCGCTTCCGCTTCGAGGTTGTCCGTCTTCGGGCGCTCGGCTTGTCCCTTTCGGGGGCCGCGCGAGCCGCTTCAGGGCCGCATCAGCTTCGGCGTATGGCCGGAGAATGCGTTTGTCGGGGAGCGGTCTCAACGCACGGCGGCAAAAGAAAAACGCCGGACCCCTTTCGGAGCCCGGCGTTTCCTGGGTTTTTTGCGCGTCAGCGGCCCGTTGGGCCGAGCGGCGACGATTGCTGCCCGGGATAGAGTTTCCGGTAGCCTTCGGCGACTTTTTCGAGCGTTGCCTTGTCGCCGCGTCGATACTCGGGGCTGTTCTGGAGCGCCTTGAGCTGATCGACGCTCAATCCTTCGGCGACTTGCGCCGGGGCTGCCGAGAACTTCACGCCGCCCGACTTTTCGAGCACCTTTTCGAGCGCCGCGACCGCCGAGGCCGGCAGATAGTCGAAATCGAGAGCCTTCATGCCGTCTTCGCCGACGATCGCCGCCAGTTGGCCTTTGACATGCTCGACCCGCTTTACGCCGTGTTCGCCCAGCGTGTCGTAGCTCTTCGCCACGGCCGCGCGCAGTTTTGATCTGCCCCCTTCAGAGCGGTCCAAAAGTTAACTTAGACTGGACCCTGAAGGAGACTGAACATGGGCAAGAAGCACGGGCCTGAAGAAGTTATCGGCAAGCTGCGCGAGGCAGAGATCGTACTGG